AGAAACTGCCACGTTTCGGTCCCTTGAAAATCATCTCATTTTTTGGATTTTCAGAGAAACCTGCTCTGGCTCTCAACCCACCCTCGACATCAAGTCCGATTGCTTTACCTGCAACGCTACCCAACTTCAATGCTTTAAGTGCGAGGTTTGTGCTAATAGCCGCTGTATCAGAAAAACCAGAGGCAATGAACTGAGTCAAGGCACTTAAACCAGCGAGAGATGATTCATCGTATTCAACGGTGTTGTCAAACTCAAGACCTTTTGGCACATACAACATAACCTCATCCTCAAGTTTTTCTGACGCAAATCCAAACCTTGCCTGTTCAGAACTCTGAATAAAAGATGCAAGTCTCGCGTCACCGGCATCTGGATTATCACCAAGAACAAAATTTTTCAAATTTACCAAATCAACTTGATTCTGTCCAGCCTGTCTTCCCGCTGCATCAGCAGCCGCTTGTCGATTTTGATCGATTTCACCTTCGGTGAAGATACCCGGTCCACCAACGGTTCCGAACGCATATGCATACGGATTGTATTCACTAGTTGCTATTGCGTTTGCCGCCACCTGTCCGGCGACTTTTGCACCTTCATACGCAATTGTTCCAAAATCACTGATTGACTGAGACAAATCAAAAGATTGACTTTTTCTTGTAAAAATCGAAAAGTGCAAAACTTGTCCACCACGACGAGCAAACTCCGTGCTTCTCAGATCCTCTGGATAAACATAAGACTTCATCGAGCCTTCAAAGTTTTTGTCTCTAAATCTCTGTGTGACATTCTTTGAGGATAAACGATCAGTAAAAAGTGCTGTGGTATCAAAGTCCTCATTTGGTGGTATATCGCCGGGATTGGTACTCATGGTCTTCTCCTACATAAACTATGTATGGCGTACAGTGGAAAGTATAAACCAAAGAATCCCTCAAAATATATCGGTGATCCTACAAAAATTAATTATCGATCTCTTTGGGAGAGAAAATGCATGGTGATGTTTGATGCCAACCCAAACGTGATTAGGTGGGCATCAGAGGAAATGGCTATTCCGTACCACTCCCCCGTGGACAGAAAAAGACACAGATACTATCCCGATTTCATTGTTGAACTTAAAAACAAAGACGGAAAAATTGAAACTGTTATGATCGAGGTCAAACCATACAAACAGACGCAGGCTCCGAAAAAGCCAAAGCGAATGACGAAGACTTTTGAAAACGCAGCCAAAACATATTTGACAAATCAGGCAAAATGGGAGGCTGCCGCAGCGGTATGTGAAAAGAGAGGATGGAAGTTTCAAATTCTGACGGAGAAAGAAATCTATGGCAGAAGATAAAGATCAATTTAAATCCCTTCTTGGAAGATATCAAAACGCCGTCAAGGGAGTTGACGATTCGTTTTACGAAGAGAATAACATCGAAGCCTTACGTCCTCAAAGTATACCATTTGGCGTGCGAGGTCGTGGCACTGCATATATTTTTAGGTATTTGGTTCCCAAAGGTAGAGCGACACTCCCATACTACACCGTAATGCCCTTTGTTATCACTCTTGATAGGACACCAAAAACTTTAACTGGACTCAATCTTTTTTACCTACCAGCGAGATTGCGAGAGGTTATTTTAAATTTATATTTGTCAAGAACAACGTCCCAAACGATTGAGGGTAGATCAACATTGTTATATGAAACCCTCAAAAAACAAAAGATTTTTTACTCAACAATCAAACCGGCGATCAAGCAGTATCAAGTAAAAAGAATGGGACCAATCGCTTTTCGTGTAGCACCCCAAAGTTGGAACCTACTTTACAACGAAAAGCCATCAAATACTCTGCTAAAGGGTTTTATGAAAAAAACTGCTCCGCAGGTTCATTACTATTCGAAGGCTGAAATTATCAGGAATTTGCTTTCACCGGCATAAATACTTTTATGGCAAGACAAAGAGACAAATATAACATCAATAGAATCAAATCAAGTCTAGGTAGATTTGGAACGATGAACACCTCTTTGTATCAGGTGGAGTTTGGTTTTACCAATCAAGTTCAAAATATCCTTGATGCCTCCAGAACCACAGCCGAAGAAATCAATTTGAGGGCATCGAAAGTAGCCCTACCCGGAAGGGAGATTGGCACTATCGCCGCAAAACCCTTTGGTGTTGATTATGAACATCCGACAGAACTTAAATTTGAAAAGAATCTGTCGATCACTTTTTTGAATGATAAAAATAATTTACTGAGAAGATTCTTTACGGCTTGGCAAAAACTTGTGATTGATGATGCAGGGGTTCATGGATTCCGTGAAGAGTATGGCTGCTCATTGAAAATTATAAGTGAAACCAGAGATGCTAGAACGGCGGCAGAGTTTGAGTTTTCTAGCGTGTATCCCAGAGTTATTCAAGGAAATGAATTTACTGCCGCAGCACCAAACTTCGTAGAGTTTGATGTTGCCTTTGATTATATCGAGGCGAAAGTGACTGATAGATTTTTAAGAAGCGAACAGAACTAAGGAGTAGATTATGTCTGTACCATTGATCGTGACCCCCGAACACCAGACGGTGGTTCCCTCGGGCAAAACTGTAATCTTTAGACCATTCTTGGTCAAAGAAGAAAAATTGATGCTTACCATCAAAGAAAATCAAAGAACCGATGAAGTGATGAGAGTCATGAAACAGGTTGTAAGCAATTGCGTCATTGATGATAAGTTTGATGTCGATAAAATTTCATATAATGATCTTGAGCATCTTTTTGTCATGATGCGTGCGAGATCTGTCGGCGAGTCAGTAGAGTTTCCATTCTCATGCAAAGAGTGTGACTACGAGGGAACCACTGAAATTGATATTACAAAAATTCAATTGTCAAGACCTGTTCCAGAAGATGACACCGTGATGCTCAACGAAAGCGTAGGAGTCAAGGTGAAGCCGGTGGGTGTCAAAGGCATGGCTCATCTTGCAAAGGTCGCAGACACAGATCCTCTGAGCATGTTGAATCATGTTATTGAGTATATTTACAACAAAGAGCAAATGTGGAAGATTGATGACATGTCGCAAAAAGAGATCACCGACTTTGTTGAAACACTTTCTCTCACGCAAGTTCAAAAAATCATGGGAAAGGTTGAAGAATTTCCAAGATGTTGTATAAAAGACACCGTGACCTGCCCATCTTGTCAAAAACAACAAGAAATCAACGTGGAGGGTCTTGAGAATTTTTTTACCTAAGCGTGGGGCATGACTCTTTAGAGGCTCATATCCACACAAACTATTATCTTATGATTCATGCACACATGAGTCTTGAGACAATCAACAACATGCTTCCTTGGGAGAGGCAGGTTTACGTCGCCATGTATATTGAGGAACAAAAGAAAAAGCAAAAAGAAGCAGCAGCAAGAGGCTGATGCACATGACGGATACATATTTACATGGCGTTGACACCAGAGGAAAAAGAAAAATTAAGAGATGCTCTCAAAAGTGAGACTGCCGACGAGGGTGGTGCGATCAAAAATCCCTTTGGTGGTTTGATTTCAGGGTTTGGTAATCTTGGATCATCTCTGAAAAAACTCAATGACACGCTTGCAAAGGCTCCTGCAAAACTAAAGGATGCCTCGACGATCAAGTTTAAGGGACCGAAAGTCCCAAATATACCAAAAGCGATTGCTAAAGGACTCGGCACTATTCTTGGCGAGGGATTTGCTAATGCGATTGCATCTTTTGGAAACGTCAAAGTTTTCAAAGGCATTTTAAATCTTGGTCTGCTCGGTGGATCTTTGATCCCCTTTGCATTAGCCCTTAAAAAGTTTGGCGGCGTTCGTTTTGATAAAGTTTTGATTGGTGTTGGTGCATTGACAGCGATTGCAGGAATCGCCAGAATTTTAGGTGACCCTGCCATTTCTACATTCGTATTTTTAGGTGCTGCCGCCATTGGTGCTTTAGGTCTTGCTCTCATGCCATTTGGTCTGGGACTCGACATGGTTGCATCTGCCATGGAAAAACTTGAGCCACAATTGGCGAATCTAGCCAATGCTCTTGATGTGGCGTTGACACCTTTCGTGACGGGCATAGTGGAATTGTTTGAGACTCTGAGAACAGGCATTGAAACAATTGGATTTGTTCTCGTTGGTGAAGACGGTCAATCTGGAATCGTAGGCACTATCGGTGGAACCGTTCAGACAATTGTTGGCGCAGTTGGTGAGACTCTTCAAAGTTTTGGTGACAATATTGAGGGAATCGTTAACACAATTGTTAGCACAGTTGGTGAAACCCTTCAAAGTTTTGGTGACAATATTGAGGGAATCGTTGGAACAATTGGAGAAACTGTTACGTCGCTTGCAACTACCTTTAAAGAAACTGTTCTCGGTGTGATAGATGGTGTGACCGGAGCCTTGGAAACTGGTTTTGATAAAACTATGGAACTTCTCACAACGATTGATGGATTGTCGATCACTGGTGGTCAGTTAGCGGAAATTGGCACTGGACTGATTGCTCTTGCTGCTGGTCTTGCGGCAATCGTGGGTGCGAATGCAGTATCATCAGTCGGTGGTGTTTTCTCCGCTGCCGGTGACTGGTTATCAGGTAGAGATACAAATGTTATAACTTTGATTGAAAAAATTACATCTTTGGGAAGTAGATTTGAAAGTCTTCGTGGTGTACCAAGTGTTCTTGACAGGATGAAGAGATCACTTAAGGGTCTTCTTGACATGGACTACGACACCGCGAACTTTAGTCAAGCCATAAGTGAAGTTATTACTGCGGTTTCGGAATTGGGTAATCAGGTCTTTGGCACTGATGGATCTCCATTCACATCTCCCACAGTTGGAGCCACCGCCGTTGGACTTGCAACAGGAGTCGGAGCAGGTGGAGCAGGAAATGTCACGGTGAATAATATTAGCAATGCCACCACATCACCAACACAAATTGTCCCCGATAGTAACATTGGTGCAAGATCGTTTGATCGTGATGTTCTCTCACCACTCGACTCAGCGTCACCATTTATGCTTGGTGGTAGATAACAAAAAACCCCCGCCGAAGCGAGGGTTTTTGACCTTTTCGTGTAAAGGGTTTAGTCTTCATTGGCGAGCCGTGAGAAGTAATCCAGAGCAGACTCCTCTCCATCAGGCTCCACGTTCTCCCGTTGTGGAGCCGCTTCACTGGTCGCCGCTGGTGCGACCTCATCAGAAATGGCAGTGTATTCTGCCGTGTTAGTCGGCTGCGAGCCACCGAGAACAGACTCAAGACGAGTCTTCAATTCATCATAAGACTTATAGTTTGCCGGATCGACAAACTCACGAAGGGAGTGCTGTTGCTCCCAGATCTCCTTCAACTTACCTTCGTCACCATCGAAGAGAGCCGAGGGAGTGTCAAACTCCGACTTGTCGTAGTTAGGATAACCAGCGACTTTGCGTTGACGCAATCGGAAGTTTGCACCTTGCCAGAAATCGTGTGGGATGATTGGCTCTTCATCCGCAAACTCTGGCTTCATGGCATCCATGATCTTGTTGTGAATCTTCACACCATAACGATAAAGGAAAACCTTACCGTTGTTTTCTGGATTGCCCGAATCATTAATCACAAGGATGTTTGAAACAAAGTTTTTCTTTCTCTTATACTTTTGAGAAACGAGATCTTTGTTGGATTGCAAACCACTGTTCCAGAGTTTTGAGTTATGCTCTGACACTGGATCTTTTTCACCAAAGGTGGTTCGGGAGTTCTCGATGAACCAACCACCCGGTCCTTGGAATGCATGATTGTAGTAGAGAACCCAAGCATCTTCTTCACCTTCGGCTTCGGGCAAGAAGCGAATAACGGCACTTGCGGTTCCTGCGTCATCAACAGTTGGTCGCCAAAAGCGATCATCTTTGTATGACTTTTTTTCGCCGTCATCCATCGACGTAAGTTTTTGGATGAGAGCGTCCTTGTCTTGACTTCGTTGTTTTAGTTGTTCAAATGACATATACTGTTTTCTCCTTTTTTAGTTGTTGTAGACAGTTTTAAACAGATGTAGGAATTGTAGTCGAGAGTGACACGTTGTCAACCCCCATTGGAAAAAAGTTTCGGTGTTTTTGGCATAAGATTAATCTCCTCTGCCTCGACACGGATTTTTTCGATTATAGGCTTAGATAAATACTTAGCGACGAGTTCTGGTTCAACGCCAATCTCTTCACATAGGTTATTTATTGATTCCATATAACCTTCACCAGTGTTCAAGACTCGATCCTCAACTCGTTTGGAAAAAGTCTTTTCTAAATCTTCAAACATAATGACCTCACTACATAGTATGTATTAGGAGAACCTAAATGGCAGCCGGGATAACAAACGCAGATAACATTACCCTCAACTTAGGATCTGGCGGTGCAAATGTCGCCACGGACTATCTTACCACAGAAGGTGGTCATGCACAATTCGTAAAACTCGGAATTGGTGGCGATGGTTTTTTGAATCAAATTACTTCAACAAACCCACTCCCTGTCCAATTGTATAGTATTAACCCAACATTCAAAACTTTGCCAGTTGGCGGTGGGACGAATGGTGAGGGCATCACTGTTTTTGCAGATATTACCGTTGGAGAAGTGAGCCTATCCAGTGGTACGACTCTGGATGCGATTGTCAGTGGTATTTCTGCCGATATCACATCTTTCAAAACTGGCATTACTTTAGGAATTGATAACGCCACCGGAACGACGATGAACATCGAGGGAACCGTGTCAATCTCCTCCGTTGCAACTCCTACGTCATTCACCTCTGGCACGTTCAACCTCACGACCGATGCCACTGTCTCGCTACCGGGATTTACTTGTGAGTCTGGAATCAAAGTTAAAAATACCTTTAGTGGTGGTCAAGGTGACATTCGTGTTGGTGTCGGCGGCGTAACTCCGACCGATGCAAATTCATATCTTTTGTCCGTAAGTGAAGAATTGTTTGTTGAAATCAACAATGTTGACAATATTACTTTCGGAACGGGTAGTGCGGCAGGAGCGACTATCACTTACATCGGATCATAACTCATGGGAAGAGGTCGGCTTAAATCTGGACTTCAAGCGTTCGGAGAAGGAAGACTTAGAAGAGTCCCGTCTGCGTTTATTGAAGATATAATTGATGACGGGGGTGGTGTAGACCCAACCAAACCCGGAGGCAATGAGGATATCTCAAATGGTGGTCCCATCATCTCGGGTCCGAACAAAACCATTGATACCACTGGTGGCAAACCCATAATCATTATTAATAAGCCAGAGGGTGGTGGACCCTGCGGGTGTACGCCCGTGATTGTTGGAACTGAACCCAACTTGGGTAATGGCGGTCCAATCAGACCACCAGTGCGTGGTGATGTCGAAGACACCGTTCCCAGAGAGGGTGGCTCGATTCCAAGAAGAAGCACAACAAATAAAAAATTACCCAACCCTTTGTCGGTGCAACAATCACCAAGCACAATAGTCGGCTCAGAGGGGAGAGTCAGGTTCCCCGCAGACGGCATAACAAATACCGATCCGTTAATTATTTCAGAACCACCATTCGATCCCGGTGTTTTAGGTGGAAGTGTGAATGATTACATTAAAAATAACATGTCGGTCTATACCCTTCACGTTAATGATTTTGTTGGTCCCGGTGGTTCTTCTGGAGATGTTTACAAAAATGGTGGGCGTAGATTTCTACAGGCTTTGCGATCAATTTATAGTTTGAGTCCAGATGGAAAGGATAAAGATCCGTTAATTTCAACGACCACCACAGGTTTGAGTGCAGCAGGGTTCACCGTGTCCGCAAGAACAATTGCTAATCTCGCTGAAGGAGCGAGTGGTGCAAACATATTCTCACAACAATTCTTTAGATTTGATCTTACAAAAAATAATGGTGCGACTGGTATGACCTCGGGAGACACACTTGGTCATGCCAACTTGGTTTTGTCAATTGTCAATCACATGGTGGATAGATCATCAGCACCAGCGTATACTGGTGACACAACCAGTTTCGTGCAAGGACCGCTCTCTGTGCCAAGATTGGATTGTGAAATTATCAAAATCGCTGCAACCTATGACGCTGATTTTGGTAAATATCTTAATGGCACATCATGGGGTGCTACTTACGCTTGGGATAGTTTTTACGGAACATCAGGAGCGGACGTAGACACATCACTGACTGTTGGTTTTACGATTGATCAACCTCTTAGCCATAATCAAGAACTTAGTTTTGACATCAAAGAGTTGGCTCAAGATGCCCTTACAAATGCAAGTGGTATTTTAAGATTTGCGATTCGACCCATCGCAACACAATACGGGATTACTGGTGCAAGTATGGGTGGTTCGAGAATGGGTTTGAATATGTTTGAAATTGATCGAAGTGTCAAAAAACCAAGACTTGAAGTTGCATTCAGACCATCAAGTGCTTCGTCACTCTCAAGACTTGCTGATCTTGGAAGACTTTGAGTTTTCGTAAATATCAATCGCTCTTTTTAACTCTGTAACATAGTCGAGTGGTTTTTTTACAAAAACTTGATTTGCCCCGTCCTCAGATGTAATAAGAATCACAATCTGTTCAATTTCCTCTTTCATCATTTCATGCCACATGATTGCATAGGCTGTCGCTTGGCAGAAATAATTGGTGATATTAGAGGGGCTTTTACGCCTCGTAGAGCCTTTGAAGTCAATAATGGACAACTTCCCATCAAACTCCGCAACGCAGTCCACACGCCCTGCTAGACGCAGTGTGTGGCTCCACAGAGGAACCTCTTGTGCGCGGATGTTATTGATACGATGCAGGCTTCGTTTTAAATTATTAAACAACATTGCTTCGTTCGAAGCGAGTTCCCCAACAGGTTCATTGTTCAAATAATTTTCACAGGCTTCGTGAATCACATTACCACGATCTGTTGTTCGCTTTGCCTCAACAGGATTCTCTGCTCTCCATTTTGCAAAGAAACGTGCCTTCTCAAATCCACAAACAGTGGTCACGGATGGATATCTCTTCTCACCGGGAGCGAGATAAAAGCGACCCTCCTCAGACTCAGTTGTTTTGAGTTCTTGAATATTTTGTGGTGGTTTAACGTGAGTAAATTTAAAGCCTTCAATCATGACATTGAAATTATAAGGGGCTTTGTTTTGGTGTCAAGTAAATTATGAGCCAATGAAAGACAAAGTTTCTCCACCACCGGCGGACATAACATTAACTTTGATCAATTGATCAATGTCAATAAAAACTTCTTCATTTGCGTTCAATTTGAAACCCACGTTATCAAGATTAGCACGATTATCCGTGGTAACACCAGATCCAGATCCAATGAAGACTGTTTCAGCGTTTGCTGCGTCTGCTTTGATTCTCACACCGGAGAAAAGTTCAGCGTTCCCGAGAGTAGTGCCAAGGGCGGTAACTGAGTGGACACCGTGGACAAAATCTCTCACGGCAGTTGGTGTTGCAAATCTCATGCGACCGTTTCTAGTTCTTCCTGCATAAACGTCTGTCATTTTACTCTCCGTTCATTTTATTTAGGATTGTTCTAATTGAGGGATACTCTTTTTTACCTTTACCCTCTTGGACTGCTTTCAAGGCAGAGTGAATACCAACGTATCTCTCATTGGTTTCTTTTTTGTCCTTAGCCCCTTGCTTTTTTTCGTTTTCGGCAGATGTATCCGAGTCTTCGTTGTCAGGTTCATCAGATCCTTTTGCCTCGGCGACTTTTTCCAAAAGTTTTGCTCGTTCCTCGTCGGACATACTCTTAAACTTTTCAGGCGTGATACCCTCTGCGTCAAAAACCGCTTTGATTTTTGCAAACTCTTCTGGATCACCCATCCTTGCAATCAATTCATCCATCGCAGCCTGAGCCTCATTAAGTTCCTCTAAAGTATTAGAGCGTTTGAGTTTTGCCTCAATAGAATCAAACAATGCTTTTCCGATCACCGGAGGAGGTGGCTCTTCAAGTTCTGGTCCGAAACCAACGAGTTTTTTTAAATGTGGGAAAATTTTATCCCTAAACACTTTGTTGATACCCAAAAGTGCCTTTCTTCCAGCACCGGGATTGTCAGCCTTAAGTTTGACGCTTTTCAATTTTGCTTTAATTTGGTCAGACTCCGTTTTGTAATTTTTTAGGAAGTCCTTTTGCATTTTTTCGTCTTCTTTTTTCTTCGCTTCGTCTTCTTTTTTCTTCGCTTCGTCTTCTTTTGCCTTGTCTTTTTCTTTTGCCTTACTTGCTTTCGCCGCTGCGTCTTTTCTTCTCTTGATGACCGCTTGTGCTTTGCCTTTGCTCGGAGATCCTGTGTCTACAGTGCGTTGCAATTCAACGGTGCTTGCCTTATCGACATCTTTGATGCCTTTGGTGTTATCTCGCCTTGTTTCCTCACGAAGATCGAGTTTCACTTCTTTTTACCTTTAGCCTTGTATCCGCTAGCGAAAGCGGCACGACGTTGAGCATCACTGGCGAAACCCTCTTCCATGTCTGGCTTATCATGAAGATATCCCATAGCCTTGAATTTCAAATGATCCTCTCTAGTTTTTGCGTCAACCTCTTCACCAGTCGTGGGATGATACATTTTGTGTGCTTTGAATTCTTTCTCATGAAGTTGCTCTTCGATGGACCGATCAAACTCACCACCAGAGTCCTTGATCATTTTTGCAAGTTTTCTTCT